CACCCCATTGGAGCGAACACCATGGCAAAGAACCCACAAAAAGACGGCGACATCAAGGCCCGCGTACTGGTCGACTGCGACCTGGGCAAGTGCAACGACGTCGTGCTGATCTCGGCGGCGCAGATCGAAGCGCTGGCCGATGTCGTCGACACCGATCCAGCTGCTGTCGAGTACGCCGAATCCATCGCGAAAGAATAACCATGACCGTCCGCCTGCTGTGTGCATACGATAAATATCCCGGAAATGCCATCGTCACGCTGGCGGCCGGCACCGAGACGGGCCTGGTCAATGCCAAGATGGCCTCGACCGACCTCACGGGGGGCGTCCCATTTTACGTCCAGGTCACGGCCCCGGCCCCGGTACGCGGCCTTGTTGGCGGCGGCCCGGTATCGCTGAAAATAGGTGAGCAGGCGACGTGCACGCTACCGGAAGGGCAGGCCCTCTCCGTGACCGGCGGAGCTGCAAGTTCTGGCACGGTTCAGCGGCTGGATGCATCCGGCGCCGCCACCGGCACGCCATGGACTGTCGGCGCCGCCGCCCTGCCGCCTATTGGTCCCTTCGCCGGCATCCAGAAGATCCTGATCACCTGCACTGCAGGCAGTATTGATGCGACGGTGGGGGATGCGGTGCTGGGGGCTGTCCTGCCACAATCTGATGTAAGCGGTGCTTTGCGTTCTTTGAACGCCGGCGGCGCCCCCATCCTTGGAAACTTCACCAACCCGCGACGCCGCATGGTCTATCTGGGTGACTCCCTCACATGGGGCGGCGCGCCCGGACGGGCCACCGGGTTCTATGATGGGCGCACGTGGTACGTCCTCTCGACGCCCGTGCTCACCAACCTGGGTAATAACTTCTGGCTGATCTACTGTATGGTTGAGGGCACTGCCGGCACGGCGGGCGGCACATTGCAGACGGACGGTACCGGCAAGCTGCAATGGAAGTACAGCACGGACAGCTACGGCCCGCTGGTCGATGTTTCACAGGGTGGGTTCTTTTACCTGTCCAGCGGAACGCTGCCTAACAGCGGCATCTTCGTGGCCGTGCGTGGAGCCACCGCTGCGCCATCGACGCCCGGAACAGGGGCCGTCACCACGACAGGCGTCCCCAACATTGGCGACTATAACCTGCTGGGCTGGGTGGCATGGGTGGCCGGCGCATTGGGTGAGACCTTCTCCGACCACCAGTCCTATGCGATCGCCAGCAGCACTTCCGCCGACGTGCTGAAGTTCGCGCCCCAAGCGCTGATTGGCGAGACGGAGGCCGTGTGTCTGCTGGCCGGCCGAAACGACCTGCCCACCACAGCAGCCCAAGCCGCAGCGACCATCGCCAACATCAAGGCCATCATCGACCTGGCTCGCGTGAAGGCCAGGCGCGTCTATGTGCTGGACACTTTTCCCTGCCCCCTCGACTCCGCGACGATACAGAAGTTTCATGCATTGGTATCCAACGCAATCCGCGCCTACTGTCGGACAAAGTCGAACGTGCGCTTCTGCTCGGCCTACGACAAGATGTTCGCGCCGAACGCCTCGTCCATCACCAGCTACACGAACGCCCGTGCAGGCGTCTACCACACGGACAGCTTACATCTCCTCCCGTATGGAGCATGGCTAGCCGCCCAGCCGGTCGTCGCAGCTGTGCGCCAGGATTACCCGCTGGAGCCTATTCGCCGTGCGGTTACAGACGTCTGGGACAGCACGCTTCAGGTCGGATCGCTCAATCTGAACCCAGCGCTGCGTGGCACTGCGGGCACCGTAACTGCGAGCAGCGGGATTACCGGCACGGTGCCCGACTCGTGGATCCTGTCGCGATCTGGCACCACTCAGACGTGCACGACCAGCTTCGATGCCGCGACGGACGGCGGCCTGGACTGGTGGAGCATGTCTGTTGCTGGGTCAACGCTGTCCGGTGACTACCACATGCTCAAGCAGACCGTGGCTATCCCGGCCGGCGTGTCGGCTGGCGACTATGTGCGCATCACCTGCGAGTTCCAGGTTTTCAGCACGACGGCTCCGGGTCTGGGCACGCTCCAGGCGCAGATCAACAGTAACGGAAATATCCAGTCCGACTACCTGTTCCAGACGACCTTTGGCCGCAACGTCAGCACGTTCACGACAGAGTTGCCCACGCTTCGCCACACCAGCGAGCCAATGCTGCTGCAATCCGGAATCACCAGCTTCGATTGCATCATCCGTGTGGGCGCCGACCCGACTGGTGGCACCGGCGCCGGTAAAGTCGGCTTCCGTGAGTTCCGCCTCGAAAAAGTCCCTGGCCCAATCGCACCATGACCCTCATTATCGAAACCGGCGCCGGCCTGGCGAACGCCGAGAGCTACATCTCGGTGGCCGAAAGGACTTCCGTATGACCAAAATCCGCACCGCGGCGCCGACTGTACTCGCGGTGACGCTCGATGCCGCCAAGCTGGCGCTGCGCATTGACGGCGATGATATGGATGCGCTGGTGACTATCTGGACCAAGGGCATCATCGCCGACTTGGAGCAGGAGGTCGGGCAGTGCATGATGGAGCAGACGTGGGAGGTTCGCCTTCCGGGCTTTCCCGGTGTGCCGTGCTGGTCGATCGGACAGCCGGTGCCGAGCCGCCTGGCCATTGAGATCAGTCTGCCGCATCCAGTCATCGACATCACGTCCGTGAGCTACATCGACCAGGCAGGCACTACGCAGACGCTGGCGCCAGCCGCCTATCGGCTCAACCGCACCCGCTACACCAGCACGCTGTCGCCCGCTCGCGGCACCAGCTGGCCGGCGACCGCCGAGGATGGCGCCGCTGTCGTGGTGGTGCTGCAATGCGGCTACGGCAGCGATCCGGTGGCCATACCGGAAGAGGTGCAGCTGTACATCCTGGCGAAGCTAGCCGAGCAGTTCGACCCGGCCGCGCGCATCGAGCGCGACACGGTGCAGTCAGCGTTTGTGTCGGGTCTGCTGGATCGTTGCCGGAGTTACGGATGAGCCTATCCCAGCGGCTGAACAAGCGCATCACGCTGCAGACCATGTCGGATGACCAGGCCGCCGACGGCCAGCCGGTGCTGATCGCCATCGACATCGCCACCGTCTGGGCCGAGATCAAGGACGTGAGCGGTAAGCTGCTCATCGACGCCGACCAGAAAGAGCGCAGCACGCAAACCGAAATGGTGATCCGCGCGCGCACCGACCTGCCGGAGAACCTGCTGGTGAGCTACAAGGGCGCGGCCTACCGCGTCGAGGCCGTGCTGGGCCAGGACAACCGCACGCAGAAGCTGGTGTGCGTCAAGGTGGAATCGTGAGCTTCACGGTCGACCTGTCCGGCTTGGCTGCGCTGGGCCAGAACATCCGCGACTTCGGCGAGGACGTCAAGGACCAGGTGGCCATGGCCGGCGCCGCGGCGGCTGCCAAGGTGATGTACGACGAGGCGCGCATCCTGGCGCCGGAATCGGAAAAGGCGCACATCTTCTACGGCCGGAATTCGAAGCGCACCGGCGTGACCTACCTGTTCCAACCCGGGAACCTGCGCGCCGCGATCTACCGCGCCTACTCGCCCGAGAAGTCCGGCCCGAGCCGCAAGGAATACCGCATCAGCTGGAACCACATCAAGGCGCCGTACGGCCACATGGTGGAGTTTGGCACGTCCGACGCGCCAGCCCACCCGTTCCTCGGCCCGGCGCTGTCGGTCACGCCGCAGGCATTCACCGCGGCCAAAGTTGAAATGGGCGCGAAGCTGATCACCCTGCAGAGGCGCCCGTGAGCCTGGAGACATTGTTGTACGACACCTTGAAGGGCTTGGTGGCCAACCGCGTCTATCCGGCCGTGGCGCCGGAGGGCGCCGGTGCCGCACCGTACATCACCTGGCAGGCCGTCGGCGGCATTCCGGTCAACTTCATGGATGGCGGCCAGCCGAGCAAGAAGAACGCCCGCATCCAGATCAGCGTGTGGGCGCCGACAAGCATCTTGGCTATGCAGATCGCCCAACAGGCGGAAACCGCGCTGCGCGCCGCCACGGCGCTGAGCGTGACCGTGCAGAGCGGCCAGCTCACGCGACATGAGGACGCCACCAAGCGCCACGGAACGTACCAGTTCTTCAGCTGCTGGGCGGACATCTCAGCATAAAACACCCGGGCCCGCGCAAGCGGGCCTTTTGCTTTCTGGCCCTTCACGGGTGCCATCAACCAGCCGCTCAACGCGGCTTTTTTTTCGCCCATCGAAAGGAATTATCTCATGGCTGTCTCACTCCCCAATGGCATCATCCTGGCGCTCGCCACGGCGTACGCCTCCGCGATCACCGTCACCGCCGCTAGCAACGCGGCGGAATGCGTGCTGACCGCCACCAACGCCCTCGCGCTCGGCGACATCGTCGAATACACCTCGGGCTGGTCGAACGCCAACCTGCGCCTGTTCCGCGTGAAGTCGCCCACCGGCACCAACCTGGTGCTGGAAGGCTTCGATACCACCAGCACTACGCTGTTCCCGGCCGGCAGCGGCGCCGGCTCGATCCGCAAGATCAACACCTGGACGCAAATTCAGCAGGTGATGGACCTGACCAGCTCCGGCGGCGATCCGCAATACCAAACGTACTCCTTCCTGGAGGACAACTACGATCGCCAGATCCCCACCACCACCTCGGCGCAGTCGCTGGCGATCAACATCGCCGACGATCCGACGCTGCCAGGCTACGCCGCGATGAAGGCCGCTGCGCTGAGCCGCGTCGTCACCGGCCTGCGCGCCGCGCTGCCCCAAGGCGGCTTCCTGTTCTACAACGGCATCGTCGCCTTCGATGAAACTCCGACCATGTCCAAGGGCAACGTCATGCAGTGCAAGGGCGGCTTCGCCCTGCAGGGCAAGCCGGTCCGCTACGCGACCTAAGCCTGCCACCAGTGTCATGCCCGGGGACGATCCGGGTTTCAACAGCCGGGATCGCTTCCCGGCTGTCTTTTTTCACCCACCTATATCGAGAAAACATCATGGCTATCAAATTGGGCAGCAACCCCAAGCACTTCACCAAGGAAGTCCCCATCATCAAGCTGGACGGCGCAACGGACATCCTCACCATCACCTACATCTACCGGACCCGCCGCGACTTCGCCAAGTTGCTGGACGAGCGTTTGGCGGCGCAGACCATGGTCGATGCCGCTGCAGAAACCACCGACGCCGCCGATGCTGCGCCGAAAGCGCCAGTCAGCGTCGAGGGCGCCTATCTGGAAAGCACGAAGCAAAGCGCTGAGAACGTGCTGCAGATCGCCAGCGGTTGGGACCTGGTGGACGCCTTCACTGCCGACAAGCTGCAGCAGCTGGAAGATGAATTCCCCGGCGCGCTCAACGATATCCAGATGGCCTATCAGAAGGCCGTTGCCGAGGTACGCACAAAAAACTAGAAGCCGTCGCGACGGATTACTACACGCCCCCAGCCTCAGCGGAATCGCTCGCGGCCTGGGGGCTTTTGCCATCCGATGTCGCGGCGGTGGAAGTCTTCCAAGAAAACTGGCCGGTGTGGGATCTGTTCCGCTACATGGCCAGCCAGTGGCGCGTGGCGTTCGGCGGCGCCACCGGCTACGACTACAACGTCGCCCACCACAAGCTGGACCGGGAAAAGCTGGCTCCGGATGAATACGAGTGCCGCATGGACGACCTGATGGTCATGGAAGCCGCGGCACTCGCGGCGATGCGTAAGCAGCAACAGGAGAACTAAACATGTCTGATCAAATCGGTACCGCGTCAATCGGGCTGGCAGTAGATTCGAGCGGCGTCGATGCTGGTTTGAACCAGATGGAGGCGACCGTACAGCGCGCCGGCCGCAGTCTCAGCACCCTGGGCCGCACCGGCGCCGCCGCCATCGACGATATCGGCGCCGGGGCCGGCGCTGCGGCTGGCCGCGTTGACACGTCCACCCGCTCGATCCAGAACAGCATTCAGCGCGTGACGGCCGCCGCCGAAGCGGGGGAGCGCAACACGCGATCCTACTTCGAGGCCTTGGCCAACCAGCGCGGCGCCAACGTCAACGCCCTGCGACCCTACCTCGACCAGCTTGACCAGGTGCGCGCGCGGCAGGACGCCGCCGCACAGGCCGCGCTGCGCGGCGGGAGCGCTTTTCAGAGCAACGCACAGTCGGCTGCTGCGCTGGCGGCCTCATTGCGCCAGGTGCCGGCCCAGCTCACCGACATCGTCACGTCGATCCAGGGCGGACAGCAGCCCTTGACCGTCCTCCTGCAGCAGGGCGGCCAGCTGCGCGACATGTTCGGCTCGGCCGGCGGCGCGGCCCGCGCGCTGGGTGGCTACCTGGTCAGCTTGGTCAGCCCGTTGACGGTTGCTGCGGCTGCTGTGGTGGTTCTGGGCGTGGCTTACAACCAAGGCAGCAAGGAGGCCGATGCCTATCGCAAGTCCATCATCCTGACCGGCAACGCCGCCGGGGTCACCACCAGCCAGCTTTCTAGCATGGCCAAGCAGGCGTCGGAGGTGGCCGGCACGCAAGGCGCCAACGCCGAAGCGCTGGCCCAGCTGGTGGGTACCGGTAAGGTAGGCGCCGAGAATCTGGTGCGTTTCTCCGCTACGGCCGTCCAGTCCCAAAAGCTGCTTGGAATCGCCGTGGAAGACACCGTCAAGGCCTTTGCCGATCTTGCTAAAGACCCGCTTCAGGCCTCGCTCAAGCTGAATGAGCAGTTCAACTATTTGACAACGGCGACATACAAGCAGATTAAGGCGTTGACGGATCAAGGTCGCACCGCTGAAGCTGCAAAGGTGGCGCAGACCGCTCTTGCCGATGCCCAGGATGCGAACAACAAGAAGGTGGCGTCTTCGCTGAGCGCTCTCGAAAAAGCATGGGCCAACACTGGCGACGTGGCAAAGAAGGCCTGGGACCTGATGTTGAACGTTGGTCGAGAGGACACGATTGACGAAAAGATCAGGAAGGCACAGGACGCGCTCACCAAGGCTAATCTTGCACGCTACTCGTTCACCGGCGGGACGGCAGCCGAAAAAGACGCGGATGTGGCTGATCGTCAGCGTCAGCTTGACCGGCTGGAGAACATCAAGAAGGTTGGCGCGTTGGAAGCGCAGTATGCTGCTGAAGACACGAAGAGCCGCGATGCCGCCATCCAGTTCGACCAGCAGAGCGAGAAGTACCTCACCCGCAAGCAGCAGCTGGAGCGGGACATCGCCGCTGCGCGGAACCTTGGGCAGCAGGCCGCACAGCGTGGAGAGGATCCGGCTGTAACCGAGCAGCGAATCCAGGGCCGCATCAAGGCCATCCGTTCCACGTACGCCGATTACTTCAACCAGTCGATCGAAGGCCAGATCGCGGCCGTGCTGCGCCTTGGCGCTGTGCAGGAGGAGCAGGCGAAGCGCGCGCTCATCCCGGTCCAGGCGAACAATGATGCGGGTCTGAACAGTTCGCTGGACCAGCGCGCCGCCTACATCCGAACGATCGCCGATGCGGATGAAAAGTCCTTGGTCGCAGAGAAGGCGCGCCTCCAGCAGCGCCTTGCGCTGACGGCGCAGGAGACGGTCAGCATCGGCGGCCAAGCTGCCCAGCAACAAAAGCTGGCGGATCTAAAAGGCCAGATTGCGCTGAAGGATCAGCAGATCGCCACCCGCCGGAAGCAGACAGAGGCCGACCTGTTCGTATTGGATGTCAAGAATTACCGCGACATCGCGGAGTCCTACGCCGCGCTCTACGACACGCGGCTTGCTGACGTTGCGGCTATCGAGCAGCAAATTCAGGCGCAAAGTGACCAGAATGCTGCGATCGGCCTGACCGCCAAGCAGCTGGAGGTCCTTAATACCCGGCTGACCGAAGAAAAGGCTGTACGCCTCGAAAACAAGGCTGAAATCCTCGACACCATTGTCGGCCGCGAAGATGAGGCGGAGTCCCTGCGGAAAGCCGCCCAGCGCATGCGTGAACTCAACCAGGCCCAGATCGAGGGGGTGCGCAAGGCCGCCGATGTCGAGGCCTACAATAAGTTCTGGGATTCGATCGACAGCGCCGCGCAATCGGCATTCTCCAATATCGACAAGGGTGGCAAGGCTGTCCGCGATCGGATCACGGACAGCTTGAAGTCGGGCTTCGAGGACGCCCTGTACCAACTGACGATCAAGCAGTTCATCATCAACGTCAAGGCGCAGGTCACCGCTGATTACCTCAGTAACGCTGCCGGCGCCGCCGCTGCCGTGGCGGGCAATGGCACCGCCGCTACCGCCGGCACCCCGGGCGTCATCGGCAACGTCGCCAACGCCCTGAACATCTACAAGCTGACCAGCGGCGCCGGCGCGTCCATTACCGCCGCCGGCAATCTATTTGGATCTTCCGCTGTCTCAGCATTCGGCGCCGGCCTGTCGGGTGGTACGGCCACTGCGGAGGCGGCTGCGGCATACGCCGCGGCTGGCGAGACCGCAGTCGCGGGAGGGTTGACGGCAGGCGCGTCGGTGACCGCCGCGTTGGCAGCCATACCCGTTTGGGGCTGGGCCGCGCTTGGCGCAGCCGCTATCGCCAGCTACTTGGGCGTCTTCGATGGCGCCGGCCCTGAATCGAATACCAGCTTGACTTTCGGCTCGAACAACACAGCCGGCAACATCTCGATCAATCAGCGCGGCAACGAAGGCAAGAGCGATGCGTACATCGCCGGCTCTGGCGTGTCGGCCCTGGGCACCTTCGGGGTCACGCAGACCTTCTGGTCGAAGGCGGAATCCGACCAGGTACAGAGCTTCATCAAGACCGTCTCGCAGACCGACGACGCACTGGCCAGCTTCCTGACCACCACCGAGAAGGTCGGCGTCACCAGCGCGCTGACGTCCGTGAAGACGACCGTGCAGACCGGCGCCGAGGGCAGCGACCAAAACGCTAACGGTGCTCTGGACAAGGTATTCAAAGACCGTATCGAGGCGATCCTTGGCGCGGTCGACCCCGGCCTCGACAAGCTGGTGGAAAGTTTCAATGGCACCAGCCAGGCGCTGGCCACCGAGGCCGAATCGATTTTGCAGTACCGCCAGGCGCTGGACCAATCCGGCGAGTCTCTGTTCGGCGTCAAGGTCACACTGCAGGACATCGCGGCACTGCGCCAGCCCACCGAGCTGGCCTCGGCCGCGCTCAAGCGCGTCGCCGACGAGTTCACCGCCACCAACGCCGTGGCGACCGCGCTCGGCAAGACCAGCCTGCAAGCATTCGGCGCCGTCGGGCTGGCATCCGAGGAGACCCGCAAGAACCTGGTGACGCTGGTTGGCGGCCTGGATCAGCTGTCGAGCCAGACGGCGTCGTTCGCGCAGAACTACCTCACCGATGCCGAGCGCCTGGCGCCGGTGAGCAAGGCGCTCGATGCCGCGCTGGCGTCGATGGGGCTGAGCACGATCCCGCAGACGCGCGATCAGTTTAAGGCGCTGGTACAGTCGCTGGACCTGACGACCGAGAACGGTCAAAAGACCTTCGCCGCGCTGCTCGACGTGCAGGATGCGTTCGCGCAGGTGCATCCGCAGATCGACGCCACCGCGCAGGCCGTTAGCAATCTCGCGGACCGGCAGAAGGAGCAGCGCTCGCTCGATATCCAGCGGATGGAGGCGCTTGGAAATGCCGAGGGCGCCCTGGCCGCGCAGCGCGCCGACGCGCTGGCCGCATTATTGTCCGATCAGGCACGTATAACGCAAGCACAGATCTACGCGACGCAGGACGCCAAGAAGGCCTACGACGCGCTGGTATCGGTGGCCGACGATGCGCTAAGCGGCTTGACCAAGTCGATCGCCGCCGAGAAGGATCGGATCAATGCGGCCTACACCAGCCAGTCGGATGCGATCCGAAAGGCGACCCAGGCGTCGGTAGACAGCGCCCAGAAAAGCCTGCAGGCGGCGCAAACCCAGGTGCAGGCGCTGCAAACGGTCTTCGGCGCGCTCGACTCTGCACTTGGCTCGACCAAGATAGAATCGGACACCGCGACCCTTGGTCGCCGCCTGGCTGCGCAGACGGTGCTCGGCACCGCCGCCGCAAACCCGGGGAACCTAGCCGATAACAAGGCCCTCACGGAGGCGCTATCGACCATCACCAGTCAGTCTGATAGCCGCCTGTTCGGCACTTTCGAGGACTACGCGCGCGACCAGGCCAGGACGAACAATATCATCGCCTCACTAAAGGACACGGCCGGCGACCAGGTGGACTTCGCGGAGCTGAGCGCGAAGCGGCTGAGCGATGCGATCGACGCCATCCAGAAGAGCGGCGAAGACCAGCTGCAGCAGCTGCAGCAAGGTACGCAAGATCAACTCAATGTGCTGGACCAGACGCTGGCCGTGCAGACCACTCAGCTCGACGCCCTGAAGGGAATCGATAACTCGGTGAAGAGCGTGAGCGCCGCGTTGGCATCATTCGGCGCCGCCGTTGGCAATCTCAAGGGTAATCCGACAGCCCAGGATAACGTCGAGACCCAGATCGAGAGCCTGTACACCACGTTGCTGGGCCGCCACAGCGACGCCGACGGCTTGAAGTTCTGGGAGAACGCGCTGTCCTCCGGCGTCAGCCTGGAGAGCATTCGCGCCGACTTCCTGAAGAGCAGCGAATACCAGGGATTGCATCCATTGGTCAGTGCACCGCCGCAAGCGCAAAGCAGCATGCCGATCCAGGCCGCTGGCATTGATCAGGTCAGCGCGCTGATGGGGCGTATCTCCGACCCGGCGCAGAACAGCACAACGTTACTGCAGGAGATCCAGCGCCTGAACGGAATGATCGAAGCGCAGCAGGCCACGTTGAACAGCATCGCGTCCAGCTCCGACACCGCCGCCGCAGTGCTCGATGCGGCCCAGAAGGGTCAGCCCCTGAAGACGGAGGCCGTATGAGCAATAAGCTGAGCTTGCTCGTTCCGACCGAAATCACAGATTCGGTGCTGACCAGCAGCACGATTGTGGAGAACGATTACACCGCGTATAGCGCTGCCACGACGTATGCGCTGGCGGCCCGGTGCATCAAGAGCCACCGCATCTACGAAAGTCAGATCGCCGGGAATATCAACCACGATCCGGACGACCCGATCAACCAGTTCGGCACCATCGTCTACTGGCTCGACGTCGGTCCGACCAACAGGTGGGCGATGTTCGACAACGAGGTCAGCACGCAAAGCACCGCGACCACCAGCATGACCATCGTCATCGAGCCAGGGAATTTCAACACGATCTACCTCGGCGGCCTGGACGCACTGCATTTGATTATTTCGGTAAAAAATGCGCCAGGCGGCACCGTCATCTTCACCTATTCCGGCTCGCTGGAGTCCTCGAAGCCGCCGGACTACTACCAGTGGGCGTTCGACCCGTTCTCATTCCTGCGCAGCAAAATCGTATCGGACATTCCCGCCTACAACCTGATGGAGCTGACCGTCACGATCAGTGGCGCGATCGGCTCGACTGTGAAGTGCGGCGTGCTGGCCGTGGGCCTCATCCGGCGCCTTGGCCGGACGCAGCAGGGCGCCGAAGCGAAGCCCAAGACCTATTCGTATGTGGCCACCGACAAGTATGGCAAGACCACCATCAAGAAGGGTAAGGCCGCCACGGACATGACCGCCAGCGCTGTGATCGATTCACGCGAGGCCCGGCAAGTACAAGAGGCATTGCAGGGGGCGATCGACACGCCCTGCATGGTGTCTTGCAGCGACAACCCGGACTACTCCGGCCTCAACATCTTCGGCCTTGTCAGCGGCAAGGTCACCTATAAAACCTCCGAAACCAGCGAAGTCTCGGTATCCGTGGAAGGACTCATTTAATGGCCATCATCACTCCTCCGACAATCGATCCGGCACCGTTGCCGGCGGCGCAGCGAGGCGACCCCGATACCTTCTCGGACCGTGTCGACAGTCTGGTCACCTGGTGGGAAACGTCGCCGGCGCAGATCGGCGCCGTGGCCGATAATGTCGCGCACAATGCGACGGAAGCCCTCAACAGCGCAACCGCCGCGGCCGGCAGTGCAGTTGCCTCTGCTGGCAGTGCTACGGCATCATCGACCAGCGCCGGAAACTCCGCGAACAGTGCGGCCGCGTCGGCCAGCAGCGCCACGGCCGCTGCTGGCAGCGCTACTGCGGCGGCAAACAGCGCCGCCGCCGCCCAGGCCATCCAGCTTGTCGGCACCAGCACCTCGTCGGTACTCATTGGCGCCGGCACCAAGACCTTCGCCACGCAGGCGGGAAAGCAATGGGTGCCGAACACACCAATCCAGGCGACCGACAGCACTAATCCGGCGAATTTTATTAATGGCACAGTGTCGACCTACAGTGGCACCACGCTCGTTATCGATTCCACCCTGACCGGCGGCACCGGTACGCTTGCCAGCTGGAATATTTCCGTTGTAGGCGCGCAGGGGGCGCAAGGTCCGGGCAACGCGGCCGGCAATGCGGCGGGGGCCATCAACGAGCTAAAGGGGGCGGCGCCGGCATCGAGCGCCACCCCGGACATTTGGGGAGCGGGTGGCAACTACATTCCGATCACGTCGACCACCACGATTACCGGTTTCACGAATGCACCGCAGGCCGGCGCCCGTCGCACGCTGCTGGCGCAGGCAGATTTCACGCTAACCAACGGCGCCAACCTGGTGGTACGCGGCGGCACGCGGATTGTGCAAAGCGGAGACGAAGTTGAGATCGTCGCGGATACGATCTCTACCTTCCATGCGACGATCAAGCGCGGCAGCGGCCGGGCAGTTTCGTCGCTGGTGTTCGCCCGCGCCGATCTGTTGCTGACCTCTGGCACGTTTACGGCGAAGGTCACCGGCCCGCACCGCGCATATCTGGTCGGGCCTGGTGGATCGGGCGCCGTTGTGAATGCGGCAACCGGCTCAGGCGTTACGGTCAGCGCAACCGGTGGTGGAGCTGGAGGTTTGGCGATAAAGGATTTCGATGCGATTTCCGGTGCGGCTTATACATTTTTGTCCGGAGCTCCGGGCGCTGCGCCAGTCGGGAATATTGCGAATGGCAATGCCGGTTCCGCCTCGACATTTAGTGGAACTGGTGTAAGCCTGACCTGCAACGGCGGCAACGGAGGCGCGTATTCGCAGACCACCTCGACGGCCATTGCTGGATCAACCGGCGGCACTGCAACTGGTGGGGACTTCAACTATCAGGGCGGCGGCTCGGGGAGTTGCGCTATCAACGCAATGACGGGCACCGCGACCAATGTGCAAGCCACCGGCGGCGGTGCGGTTTCGTGGCGTGGCGCCATGTACAACAGCGGCAATGTGGCTTGTAGCAGTGGTGCGTTTGCCGCCGCAGTGGCTTCGGGCGGCGCCGGAATTGGAGGAAATAGTGGCACTGTGACGTTTACGAATGGCCTTGCAGCATCGAGCGGTGGCGGTAGTAACGGACCCAGTGCAAATGTCACCACCGCAGGCGTGGGCGCTACCGGACCCGGAGTTGTGGGGTTAAATCTGACCCCGATCAATACCGTTGGGGACGGCACCGGTGCATTGCCTGGTGGCGGCTCTCCAGGCAGCTTCGGATCCGCCAACGCCACCACGTACAGCTTGGGCGGCACCGGTGGAATCGCGTGTGGTACCAGTGGCCCGACTATGGTTGGCGCCGTACCTGGGTGGGGTGCTGGTTCTGGCGGCATGGCCTGCTACGGCGCCGGCAGCGCACCTGGCGCCGCGGGCGGCATTTCTTTTGTACTTATTCTTTACTGAAGGAGAAATTCATGGACTATCCCGATCTCGATCCAGATGAGCCGCGCCGCATAGAGCTGCTCGATGCGGCCGGCAACGTCTTTCGCACCATCCTCGCATCGATCAATTTCTGCATCGACGTATTACCGACCTTGCCGTCGGAACTCTATCCAGAGGGCAGCACTTGGCGTGTAGAAGCGGCGCCCGAGGAGCCGGTGCCAGGCGAATAGCCCGCAACGCCAACCACCAACCCGCTCCGGCGGGTTTTTTTATTGGAAAGACCACTATGACCGAGCCAGTCACCACCACGGCAGCTATCATCGCCACCCTCGTCAAATCCGCGATCGAGTACCTGCCCGGCGCCGCCGGCGCCGCGCTGTCGCTCAAATTCCTCGGCGGTGCGCTGGGGCTGGGGCAGAAGCTGACATCCTTCGCGGTGGGCCTCACCTGCGCCGTCTATTTGGCACCGGCGGCGATCGAGCTGTGCGGCATCCAAGGCGAGCGCGTGCACGCCGGCATCCAGTTTCTGGTAGGCCTGTTCGCGCTGGCCACCTGCCGCGAGCTGTTCGTCGAGATCAATAACGCCGACCTGATCGGCGCCCTGAAGCGGCGCTTCCTGGGAGATCGAGTATGAATGCCCAGGCCGTGCAACAACTGCTGGCCGTTGGTGTCCTCGGTGGCTGCATCTGGGGTGTGCTGAACCCGCGCCTGCCCACGCGCACCAGCGGGACGCTGGCGCTTTCCCTGATTGGTATCCTTGCCTTTATGAGTCTGATATGACACCTGACCAACTGATCACCATCTTGCCCTTGGCCCGCCCTCGTGCGGGCTTTTTCTTGCCTATCGTTCTGGCAGCGTTTGCCGAGTTCGGCATCGCGACGTCCTTCGACCGCGCGGCGTTCATCGCCAACGTCGGCCATGAAACCGGGCAGTTGGCCAGTTTCTCGGAAAACCTGAACTACAGCGCGGAGGGCCTGCTCACGACTTGGCCGTCGCGCTTCACCCCTGAGCTGGCCGCGCAGCTGGCGCGCCGGCCGGAGGCGATCGCGAACCACGTCTATGCTGGGCGCTACGGTAACGGTGGGGAGGCAAGCGGCGACGGCTGGCGGTATCGGGGCGGCGGCGGCATCCAGACCACGTTCCACGACAACTACGCCGCCGGCGCCCACCATTTCGGTATGGACATCGGCGCCTTCGCTGACTGGGTACGCACGCCCGATGGCGCGATCCGCTCGGCCGGCTGGTTCTGGCAGGCGCATGGCATCAGCGCGCGCGCCAACGCTGGCGACTTCGACGGCTGTTGCGACTTGGTGAACCTGGGCCACAAGACCGACAAGGTGGGCGACGCGATTGGCTGGCCGGACCGCCTGGCGATCTTCACGCGCGCGATGCAGGTTGGCCTGTGAGCGCGCTGGGCGAGTTGGCGGCGGAGGCCGGCGGCGTGGTCACGGGCGGACTGTGGAAAGTAGCTGCCATCGTGCTGTCCGTGCTGCTGGCGGCCACGGCCAGTAGCCTAGGCTTCGAGTGGTGGCTGGCAGCTCATGATCGCGACGTTGCGCGCACTGACCTGAAGGCGGAGCAGGGTGTCAGCGCCCAGCTGCGCGCCGGCATCGATACGCAGAATTTGCGCCTGGTGCAGCTCGGCCAGGAGAAGCTTGCGGCCGAGGCACGCGGCGTAGCGGCGCAGCAGCTGGCCGCCGCGAACGGCAAGCGTTTCGACGGCGCGCTTGCCAAGTTGGCCGGCGCGCACGCCGCCACGTGCGCCGAGGCGATGCCTGCCGTCAACCAACTATTGAAGGATGTGCACCAATGAAAAAAATCCTACTGCTGGCCCTGGTGCTGGCCGGGTGCGCCAGCGCGCCGCCAGCGCCGCAGGTCGTCGACGTGCCGGTCTACGTGTCATGCGTGAAAGGCGACACGGCGCGGCCGGACTATGAGTTCGGCAAACTTGGGCTCGATGCCGCCGACGGTGAGAAGGTCCTGGCTCTGGCACGGGATTGGCCGCGCGCCCGGAAGTATGAGGATCAGCTGGAGGCAGTTATTGCGGGTTGTCGGTGATTTGATATACTGGGTTTTTATACAGGTAAATTGCCATGCCGCTGGACAATTTCAAACCCCCGATGACGACGGAGCAGCTGCGCGACATCGGGCTTCGCCGTGATCCGGCCGACATTATTCCCCTGCTTTGGGAGATCAAGAGGTTACGCGCATTGGTCATGCGCGCCGACCAGGTCGTCAGGCAAATTCGGGGCGGGGACTATATCGTCGAGACGTTTCGGGCCGAGCTGGTCGGCGAGCCGGTGCTGCTTGAAATGGAGGCGCTGCGTAATTCCGTGGATTTGCAGGCGCGACCGGAGGGAGGCTTGCGGCGACGGGATAAGCGTTAGCAGGCCGTCGGTTATCTTCCAAAATTTGGAATATCATCTTCCAAAAAAAGGAAAAGGGTCACAAGCCGAAACTTGCAACCCTTTGATTTTCCTACGAATTCGGTGGGGTGGCTGATGGGGCTCGAACCCACGACAACAGGAATCACAAGCCCGTTTCCAAACTCATGTAACAGTATGATTTATAACATGTTTATATGAATTCTTTGGAATAGGCACCACCGTCGAAACCCGCATGTATACGTGTCGGTTTTTCGCATCTTCCAGCGAAATTGACCACTATTTTGTTGCTCTGGCGGACTTTGTCCTCCGTCGGTCGTACACCTGCGCCACCATCCGGCCATCCTTGTGGCCTGTGGCATCGGTAATTTTCGCGTCCCCTTCCTCCATTCTGTCGGTGACGGCGGCTGGCCGCATGTCGGCCAGTGTGAACCTGGTAAATGCGACACCATCCTTTTTCGCCTGAGTGGCGCAGTGCGCCATCAGGCGCCGCAGATTGGTGTTGAACCCACTTACCGTGTACGGCTGCCCGCTCGTGTTGCCAAAAACGTAGATGCTCGTTGTGCGCTGTATCGCCAGCGCCTCAGCCACCGCGCTGCGCAGCTCCGGTGACCAGCGTATGAGCTTGTGCCGCTGCGCCTGACCGCCCTTGCGCTTGCCGATGGGTAGATGTATGCCGTCGTCCGTGACGCCTTGGCGCACGAGCCAACGCATTTCGTCCGGCCGACTGACCGTGAGGTAGGCGACCTGTAAGCACAACGCGACGGTCACATATGCGCCGCCACATGCGCGCGCCACCCGCATCAACATAGCCAGCTCGTCCGGGCCGACATATTTATCCTTGGGCCGCGTTTTGTTGTATTTGATCCCCCTGCACGGATTTTCTTCCAGTTCACCCAGCCGCCGGCCGTACTCCAATACCGCTGAGAGTAGTGCGATTTCTTTGTTAGCCTTGGCTGGCGCGCCTTTCGCAGCGCGTCCGGCCAAGTATTTATAAATGTGGACAGGTTTGATCTGACTTGGCTTCACTTTTCCGAATGACATAAGCAGCGGACGCTGCTCGTCCTTATTTACCTTCAGCGTGCTTGCCGCCTTCCGATCCTCGCTGTCGAGCGGCATGCCTTCTTGCCAGGCAAAATAGAGCTTGAACAGATTTTCCGTCGATCCGACCAACGGCACCTCGCCGTTCAGCAAATTTGCCCGCTGCATGGCGTCAGCCTTGATTGCTGCAACGGCATCCTTGTCGGAAGTCGCCGCGCTCAACCGGAACGCCCAGGTGCCATCCGGCAGCTTGTAGCCATAGCTGGTTTTGAATTTCCCTTGGCGCGCATACAGGCGGAAAGGGAGCCCATCGGGCGATTTGCGCCGGCCGATCATGCGGTAAACATGCTGAAATCGGGTTCAACGCCGTCGGTGGCCTGGGTCTGCTGGAGTGCGCCCGACATGCGGGCGTCATGATAGGCGCGGCTCACGCAGGGGAAGCCGCGCAAGTTCGGCTCAAACGGCCACGTGTTGCGTTGCAAATATCGACGCATGCAGGCGAAGCTGGTCGGCGCGCAGCCGATTAGCGTGGCTAATTCTTGCGCACTCAGATAGTTGTTCATTACCTAATTCCTCTTATTTGTGACGTCTATGCGCCACCATTAATTTAATGCATACCTGCCTAGCGTCGGTCAGCGACTAGGTTGCTTCCGGCGCTAGTGTTATTTCGCTGGCAGGAATTGGGATGGGGTTGCCGCAGAGGTAGACAGTGGTTTCCACGTCGCCGCCTGAGAGTCCCGCCTGCATCTGCTGGATGAAGCACGGCTTACCGTCGTGCATGACCCTCTGTGCCTTGTAGATCGCCCGCAGCAACATCTGATCCCTCGTGAAAGCTGCGGCCGTGGCCTGTTGCGACACGCTCATGCGCATTTCATTCGCTCCCATGGCTCCTCCTATAGGTTTTGGTCAGTGCCTTGTTGACGCTGTGGCCGCGCTGCAGCACGGCGCGCGCCAGGCGAGCGCGGTCGTAGTGACTGCTGGTCGACTGGCGCAGCAGACCGAAGTAGCTGTTGGCGGATGTGTAGACGTCGGCGGGATCGATGCCGGCAATGCGGCTGACGGCCTCGTTCACGGTACGGCGCCGCGTGCGGGTATTCCATGGCCGGATGACGTGGCCGACGAAATCAACGCCGCGCGTGACGGGCTGGAGAATGGTTTTGGTAGGGTTAAGCTTTGCGTGCAGTCGCTCGGGAAGGAACGTGTCGATGCGCGCTAGCGCGGCGCCGAGCCACTGCGGCGACTCGTGCAGCAGCACGAAGTCATCAACGTAGCGGACATAGTGCCGCGCGCGCACCTGGTGCTTCGCAAACTGGTCCAGCGCGTCGAGGTAGATGTTCGCGAAGAACTGCGACGACAGGTTGCCAATTGGAAGGCCGAGGTGGGCCGGCTGGTTGGTCAGTCGCTTATGCGGCGGAACGCGATCGAGCAGCTCGGCCGCGCCGCGCAGCTCGTAGTTCTCGCGCGGGTCATGGTGCAGCACCGTGCTGGCCAGCTGCATCCACCACGGTTCACTGACCCGGGCTTCGACCTGGGCATGCAGCACCCGTTTGTCGATCGCGACGAAGAAGTTCGCCAGGTCGCATTTCAAATACCATAGCGGCTTGGACCAGTTCTCGCTGGCACTCCGGATCTTTGCCTCCAGGCGCTGGGCCGCGTACAGCGTGCCGCGTCCAGGGATACATGCGCAGGTGTCGGCGATGAAGCTGCTGTAGAACCGAGGGGAAATCCGGTTGTACAGCAGGTGGTGCACTACACGGTCCCGGAAGTCGGCCGCCCAGACTTCACGCGCTTTTGGGCGCGTGACGACGAAGCAGATGGATTTTCCGGGGCGATACGAGCCGTCAGTGAGCTCGTCGTGTAGATCGATCAGGTTGCGCTCCAGGCGCTCCTCGAACAGCAAGGCGCTTCTGGAGTTGCGTTTGTTGCGGCGGCAATCGAAGTACGCGACCACCAACTCCTGCAGATCGAAGTCTGCAGGAATCACATCGTTTTCATCTGCGGACGACACGCACCCGGCCTTCGTTCGACTTGTGGTTGTAGTTCTGGTTGCCATCGTTGAAGTTCTGGTTCCACGCGTTAGAGGGATTGGAGGCGTGCTGCGTTTATTCGTGCTATCTACGTCGCCCCGCCGAAGGCCTTGACCGATCAGCGGGAAAACTGCGCCAGGCCTGACCGGACTCCGCCGGGTGGTTCCTGTGGTGCGCATGGCGGTGGCCTTGTGAGCCAGCGGCACGACCAGATTTAAAAATCGCTCAGACATGACGGCCTTGACGGTCACATAGCGGGCGACGATGCGGAGTGCTTGCGCCATCCACCGGCCTGCCGGCCGATCTTCGCCGTAATGCCGATCGCCTTGGCGTACTGACCTTTCGAGATAAGCCCCAGGTCGACGGCGAGCCGGAACAGCAGCTCGGTGACCTGTAGCCGCTCCAACAGCATGTCGAGGTGCGGCACCTTGTCCCGCGCGCAGTTCGCCTTATAGACGAGCAGCGAGAGGTCCAGGCATTCGGCGTTGATCTTCTGGCCGACCGTCGTCTTGTAGTCGCGGCGCATGTTCTTGATCAGCTCCATGGCCAGCAACATCAGTTCGTAGGTCAGCTTGTAGATCGGCAGTTCGGTGTGGAGGGCCATATAAATTACTGAATTACTGAATGATTAATCTGCGGACGACACGCACCCGGCCTTCGTGCGACTTGTGGCCGTAGTACTGGTGGCCATCGTGGAAGTACTGGCCCCACGCGGTAGAGGGAACGGAGGCGTGCTGCTCACCGGACCAATGCCAGTACGGCTCGAACTCCTCCTTCAGGTTCGCGAACAACAACGACTGCTCGCGGCGCGTCGGCAGCTCGCCGCCGGCATCGACCGCGAATTTCTTTGCTTGATCCCAGGTCAGCTTTTCACCCTTGCCCGGCAACAGCACCAGGTGGATATCAGGCTCACCGTTCTTGCCGAGCAGCAGGCCGGCATACAGCTCACCTTCGCGCAAGTGCTGCGCCAAGAACTGCGCCTTCGCCTCGCGCATGCCCTGCACTACGTTCGTTTCTTTGTTCATAATCTTCTTTCGTTTTGGAAGATGGGCCGCCGCCCGTAGCGCGGCGGTGTTGGGTGCGGCAACTGCGAAATCGGTACTACCACCAGTTCCAGATCACCAAGGCGATGAACAGGCCGTAGGTCAGGGCGATCTCGATCCAGATGGTGCGGCGGTAGTTATGATCTTTCTCGGCCGGCGGCTTAGTCACAATCGCCTCCCTCGGTATCAGGGAGATTGGCGTGCTGCAGGGCCACCAGTTCGTAGTAGCGCCGCAGGAACGCAGCCTTGGCCTCGCGCGGCGCCAGTGGTGCAATCGGATCAGGCAAGGGGTGGATGCCGACAAGACACGCCCACTGCCCAGCGCCGGCCGGCATCAGGTCGCGCTGCTCGGTGGCCAGCAGCACCATGTCTGCCGTCTTGATCTCGGCCGGCATGACCGGGCTGACGCCGAAGCGGGTGAGCACTGCGTACTCCACAGCCTTCTCGATCACCTTGTAGTCGGGCAGCATGGCCTTCAGCGGGCGGGAGACGTCGCCGATGAATGCTTCCGCCGCATCGTGCAGCAGGCCCGCCAGCGCGTGCTCAGGCGCCACAACATGGCTGACCAGCACCGAGTGCTGCGCAACCGAGTAAAACTCGCGCACGTGACCCGTAAAGCGGCACACGTGGGCCAGCGCGTGGGCGACGTCCTCGATGTCGAAAACGGAGTCCGCTGGCGTCACGAAGTTGAAGTAGTTGCCTGATTGGGTGAAGATGTCAGGGCGCATTGGCGCGCCGACGAAGTTGGCGTGGCCGCTCATGCCTTTGCCTCCCCGCCCAGCGCCTCGACCACCCCGGCCAGCAACTTGGCCAGCTCGCCGGTCATCAGCACGAAGTCGCCATCGAAGCGCTCGTCGTCGTTCTTGGTGCTCGATTCCTTTTCCGCGATCACATCCAGCGGCTTGATGCCCTTGATCGCCAGCGATTCGGTCAGCACGAAGGAGATCTTGCTGTCCCAGGTCATGGCCAGGCGGGTGCACTGCTTGCCGCCGGCGATGTGGCGGCGTACTTCGTCCGCTTCCAGCGTGTGGCGCACATAGCGCACGGCGGCCTTGCTCTCGCCGCTGGCGCGTAGTTCGGTGTCCATGTCGACCGTGAAGCCGGCCGGCGCGTCGTCCGCCTGCAGCCACTCGGTCATCACGCCCACCGGCGAGCGCTGCACGCGCAGGCTTTCCAGTGGCAGCTTGTCGACCGCCTTGAGCAGAAGTTTAATCACTTCGTCAGCCTTGGCCGGGCTGGCCGCGTCGACCACCAGCCAGCCGTTGACCGGATCGATCCACACGTCGGTGGTGGCTGCGATGCTGAGCGCGCGCGGCAGCAGTTCATCAGCGATCCGCTCCTTCAGCTCCTTCATTGCCTTCTTGCCGGGCATGAAACCCTGCGCATCCTTCATTTCCTCGGCGCGCTTCGTGGCCAGCTGGTTGACCGCCTTGGCCGGGATCAGCTTCTTCTCGGTTTTCAGGCGGAGCAGCATCTGGCGGTTGACGCTATGCACCAAGTCTCCACCCTCGCGCGGCGGGACCCATCCTTGACGCATCAAGTCGTTGCTCTCGGCCGGCACGTACCAGTGCGGCGCCAGCGACTCGACCAGGTCGGCGACGGACATCGGCCAGTTTTTCGGCAGGCAGTAAATCTGTAAATTCTTGAACCAGGACATGGCGATCTCTCTTCGTTATTTTTGCTTGAGGATTTGCTGCATGCGCTCTTCCGCTGCAACCTGGGCACGCAGGGCCTGAAGTAGCTCCGCGCCAACGCTGGTGTATTCCGCGCGCAGCTGGCTGCTGCGCTGGACGCTATTCCGATATGCCCGGCGAGCGTTCTGGCGCCGCGCCGCGCGGTAGAGCAGGTACACCCAACCAATCATGGTTGCACCATCGCGGTCACGCCCAGCGCGCCCGCGTCATACGCTGCATCGATCAGCAGGCCAAGGTCGCCGATTGCTGCGTAGGTGCGCATGCCGTCGGCGGTGCGCTCGGTGATGAGAAATTTCATGAACGTCTCCATCAGGTTGGCGGACGCGCCGCTGCCGGCGCGCAGTATCGAATTGATGAATGACTAAATGGGCAATCTGCGGACGACACGCACCCGGCCTTCGTTCGACTTGCGGTTGTAGTACTGGCCGCCATCGCCGAAGCCCTGGTACCACGCGTAAGAGGGATTGGAGGCGTGCTGCGTGCTGGACCAGTACCACCAGTCTTCCACCGCATCAGCGCCGCCTTCGCGGAAGCTATCGATCGCGGTCTGCGTCGGCACCTCGTCGGCGTAGGCTTCGCCCATCGGCACGCTACTCGGATTGATGCCGTCCTCCCCATCAGCGTAGTTTTCTTGACCGGTCGGCTTGAAGGCGCGGTATTGCAGCTCCTGTTCGTCGCGGCTTGGGATGTACCAGTCGCTGTAGCCGTTGATCGTCAGCGCCATGGCCGCCTGGGCCAGCTCGCTGCCGGCGCTGGCCAGCGCCTCGGTATTGGCCTGACCGTCGCCGCGGTGCTTTGCGCCGTCGACCATCGTCGGCTGCGACTGCAGCTTGCCGCGCAGCTCGCCGGCGGCGCCGGCCGTGATCAACGCGAATCCCTTGCCTCCGATCTGGGTGATGCCGGTGAAGAAGCCGCCGCCGAACGGCGTGCCGATGACGGTCGGGATGGCCTCGGCGACGAGGGCAGGGGATGCGGCGGCGACAGCAGTGCTCATGGTGTACTCCATAGGTTTGGCGAGGGAAGCCGGCGCGGCGCGCCGGGAAGGAAAATTACTGAAGGACTAAATGGGCAATCTGCGGACGACACGCACCCGGCCTTCGTTCGACTTGCGGCTGCAGGCCTGGCTGCCAGCGTTGAAGCCCTGGAGCCACGCGGTAGAGGGATCGGAGGCGCGCTGCGTGCTGGACCAGTACCAGGCGTCAGCCAGCGCATCTACGCCGCCGGAACGGAAGTTCGCGGCGATGGTCTGGACCGGGAAATCCTTGGTGTACAGCGCGCCCACGGGGCTGCTGCTCGGGTTATCGCCGTCGCCGCTTGTGACGGCATTGCGCTGGTTGGTGGGCTTGAGGTTGCGATACATCAGCTCCAGTTCGTCACGCGATGGGATATACCAATCCTTGTGACCACCGATGGCGAGGTCCATCGCCTGCGCCGCCAGCACGCTGCCGGCCGCGACCATCGTCAGCGTGTTGCCGGCGCCGTCGCAGCGCGATACCGGGGCTGCAGGGCCGCTGTAGTCGCGGTTCCACACGCCGGTCAGCTCGCCCTCGGCGCCGGCCGTAATCAACGCGTAGCGCTTGCCCTCAACGGTGATGACGCCGGAGAAGTAGCCGCCGCCGAGTGGCGCGCCGAACAGCATGCCGTCGACCTGGTGTTCAATGCCGATGCCCAACTGGGCAATCAGGTCAGGGGATGCGGTGATGATGCGCTGGTCGGCGTCGAGCACGATCAAGTGCTGGCCAGCGCGGTCGGTGTACTTGGTGAAGCCTTCCCACGCCGAGGCGACGGCTAGGCCGGTTATGGTGCGGTTACCCAGCTTGGCGCTGTAGGTGCGTTCTTCGGTGAAGCGGAGTATTGCGGCTTGGTGGGACATCTTGTTCTCCATCGGGTGGTGAGTCGATGAGAGAACTATACGCGAATGGATAATTATTGCAATACGCGAATGAATAATTTGTTGTATTTTTTATCCATAGTCGTATAGCGGGCTGGTGGAGATGGTAGTGCCGATACCTCTAGATCTGTGTCACTGGGCTCAATCCTGCGCCGCTTGGACCTGGACGGCTTCTATAAAAGCATTGATCTTTCCTTCAACGCCGGCGGCGCTGCGATCAAATGCGAAGACTTGCTTTCCTCGCGATTGACTCGCAAAGAACCATTGGCCGGATCCACGTGTCGGCTCAACCATGTAAATCACATCGGATCCCGTCGCCGGCGCGATCGAGCCGGCCATGGTATCCATGTTGACCAGTTGAACCTCGCGATAGATATTTCGCTTTGTGATCGCTTCGTAGAAGACCTTCACTCCCCGGTAATTTGCCGAATTTATGTTTTCCAGCATTTCCTTGCCTAGGCCGGATGGAGGACTTCCGTTTTGAGCTTGGTACCAGCCACTACTTGCCGCATTCAGTGCCGCCAAAGTAGGCACTCCGAATAGTAGCTTTTTGTTGCTAAGCGGCTCAGAGAGGGGAGTAACGTGGCCCACGGCATCAGAGTAGGTTTTCGCGACTGCAGCTTGGAACGCCTCCTGAGAATTGTACTTCGTACCTTCAAAGGTGTAATTCGCAGCGCACCCAGTCACAAACACTGCAACGAGAAGAAGAAACAATTTATTCATTTGATGAGCCTCCGATTGATATGCATTTTTTAAGGCTGGTTTTAAATTTTGGAAGATTCGTTACTGAACATTCAACCATCTGATCGGTGGGCTTCGATTGCAGCAATTCTTTTGGGGCGTCTGTGAGCTCGGCGGTGAATCCCGTTACGTATCGTTGTCGAAAAATGTCCAAGGAGTCTTGGCACACGGACTGCGGGATCTTTTGAATCGCGGGAACTGAGACGCATACGCCTACAGGATGGCGGAAAGTATCGGATTGCACTACGTCGTAGTAGCTAATTTCCCCGTCTAAGCGTTTCACCGCGTAGCGGAAATGGAATTTTGACTGACCTGGTTGATCGAGAGCGGAGCCTAGTGCCGCACCTAGCAGAGTCATGCCGAGCTGATTTTTCGCGGAATAATTCCCTGACTTGAGGGCGTGATCGATGTAACCGGCATTTGCCCCTGCGGCGCCCAGCGCAGACCCCGCATTCGTTCCGGGCGTCGACTCGTCGGTTCCCTGATTATCGATAATGACGCCGAACGACGTCATCGGTACTGGGGCCACGACGAACCGGGATTGCACAATATCGCGCTCTCGTTGGGAGAGATTTCGCCACACGGCCTCGTTAATTTGGAGCTGCTCCTGCGCAGTGCAGTTACTACAGAGGGTTGCCAGCAGAATTATTCTTCGGAGCATGTGGGCTCACTACCGTATTCACCAATGAATAGTGATTATATGCAAATATATCGCGCCAACTCTCACGAAATGTAACCGAGATGTCGTGGGTTAGATCCGTTCAGTTTCTCGCTTCACTATGCGGCCGATGATCATGCACTCGCCATCACGACAGCTCTTACGCTTGTGCCGAACCTGATCTGCGTTATCAGAAGTCAGCCACCATTCACCACGATCTCGTGCGAGCCTCTTCACCACAGCCTGGCCCTCGAAATTGAACGCGAACACTGCACCGTCTTCCATCTTGGTATCTGCCGTATTTATGATGACTTGATCACCTTCGTAAAGATTGGGTTCCATGCTGTCACCCTTGATCCTGATCGCGATAAGCCGCTCAGGTATGTAGCCGTGCCTATCGACCCAATTTCGGGAAATGCTGAGTTTGCTGCCGTCGTAGATTTCTGGGACTGTTTGGAAGCTTGTCATACCCGCCGAAAGAACTAACTGAACCTTGGGAATTTCGTAGAAGTCCGGATCGTTTGGTTCTGGGACAACGACGTTAGTAAATTCATGTGGCGAGATGCCTGCTGTCCGACGCTTTGGCTCCCTTCCTTCATGAAGCCATTCGAAGGTCACATTGCAGGCGTTTGCGAGCTGAATGATGGTTTGCGTTTCTGGGCCGCGCTTTCCACCACCCTTTAGTATGCGGTTTATCGTCGGCTGCGGCACACTTGATGCGCGCGCGAGTGCACTCTGCGAGTCGAAACCAGCTTCGCTCATTGCCTCATCTAGTCGGGTGGCGATTGTCATGCGCAAACTATACGTGCGCGTATAGTCAATTCGCAAATAGCTATTCATTCGAGTATTGACTTGCTTATCCATTCGCGTATAGTTCAATCATGGATACCAAAATTACGAATCTCCTCCAGGAGATTAAGAAAGCTACCGGTTGGAGCGAGCCGAAGATTGCCGCTGAACTGGGTACTTCGCAGCCGACGGTGAATCGCATTCTCAACGGCCAAGACGAGTGCAAGGTAAGCACGTTCCGTGCAATCACCGAATTGCACGCTTCCGTCGTGAAATCGAAGGCTGCATACCGCGCTTCCGATGCAGCTGGGACTAATGGCGGTGACCCAGTCGGCCCTCCATGACCAATTTTGAGTAAAGCGATCCTCTTCGAAGAGGTTATTCGTCACGATTAAAAAGTTGCATATTGGCATTTGTTTTATGGATGCATAGTTATCAGCAGCGCGAACTATCACATCTCTTTTCTTCAATCTTGCATTTGTTTAAAGGTTCTGCAAATGAACATTCTCGACACCCTGTACAAGACCGCACACGACAGCCCGGGCGGATGTGAAGCGCTAGCGCGACGCCTGGGTATGTCCGCGCAGGTGCTGCGCAACAAGGTCAATCCGAACACTGCTTCGAATCGCGCAACGCTGGAAGACGTGGATCGAATCCTCGGCGTGACTGGCGACCACGCCGTGCTGCACTCCCTGGCGCGCAACCACGGCTATGTGTGCGTCCGTGTCGACGACACGGCGATCGCCTCCGACACCGCCGTGCTCGAACTCGTCATGAAGGTGTGGGCCGCGAGCGGCGAGGTGGGCGCCGAGGTGCACGCAACGCTGGCCGACGGCATCGTCGAGCAGCACGAGATCGAGCGCGTCAAGGCGGCGGTGTATCGCGTCAACCGTTCGCTGAACGAAATGGTCAGTCGCCTCGAAGGCATGGTCCAGAAGTAATCCAATAACCGAAAGGAGAAGTGCATGTCGAATTCCGAAACAACGATCGACCAGAACAAGCTGGTGGACTACCTGCTGAAGAAGATGCATCTGAAGAACGATGCCGCCTTGTCGCGCCTGCTTGACGTGGCGCCGCCCGTCATCAGCAAGGTCCGCCACCATCGGCTGCTCGTTGGCGCATCGCTGATCATCCGCATCATGGAAAAGTGCGACCTGCCGCTGGCCGAGATCAAGTCCTTCCTGGAGCCGGTCCCAGCATGACGCAGCAGTCGACGACCCCGAATCCGCCGGTGCAGCAGTTCCCTGATGCGCGGCAGTTTTACCCGGTTCACGTGATGACCCGGATGCACTACGAAGCCCTGGCCCGCGAAGCAGCCGGCCAGAAATAGGAAAGGCCCGCGTGGGGCGGGCCTTAGGTACAACAACTACAGAGGAATCCATGTTATCACACTCGCCATCCACTACCCCCGAGGTCATCCCGCACTCGTTCCGCATGCAGCAGAACGAGCAGGCATGGTCCGCCATCGAATCCGTGCTGCGCAAGCGCACGGTGGCCACAACGAAGGAAATCGCTGACGCCATCGGCCTGTCGCCAGCCTCCGCAATTGCGCGCCTGCGTGAACTGCGCGAGCTGGGCGAGGTGCGCTTCGGCGCCGCGCGCGGCCGCTCGACGATCCGCACCTGGTCGCTGGGTGCCGAGGACTTCGCCCTGCGCGCCGAGCAGATGATGCCGACGATCATCAAGGCCACGCAGCTGGGCATCTTCCAACGCGACCCGCTGGTGGCGGCGCTGTTCGGCGACGGCCAGGCGCGTTGCGTTGGTTGCCGTCAAGCCCAAGGCGCTCCGCACATCGCAGGCTGCGTGTTCGTCGGCGTAAGCATCGATACCACCCAGCAGCGGGTGGCCGCGTGATGCCCGGCGCCGAAGTCATGATCGCTGGGGGGGGGCATCAGTTCCAGCACGGCCGCCTGCGCAGCGTGGACAGCAAATCGTTCACTATTCCGTTCGCGCACGTGCAGCTGCGCGGCATCAAGGGCGCGTTGCTGAAAACGCGCTGGGCCTTCGTGCCGGAGAAGTATCTGGTGGAGTTCGACGTCGAAGCGTTGCGCGAGCAGACGATGCGCGAGACGGCCGAGAAGTTTGGTCTCGACTCGGCGCCGTACAAGCGACTACTCAAGCAGCTGGAGGCCGCCTATGAAGCGTGACCTGATGACAATGCCGCTGGACCTGGGCAACGAGCTGATTATCGACAATTTTGCCGGGGGCGGCGGAACAAGTACGGGCCTGGAGCAGGCGTTTGGCCGGCACGTCGATATCGCGATCAACCATGATCCCGAGGCACTGGCTATGCACGCAATCAACCACCCGCGCACCCGGCACCTCTGCGAATCGGTATGGGACGTTGACCCGATTGAGGTCACTGGCAATCAGCCTGTCGGGCTTGTGTGGCTCTCGCCTGACTGCAAGCACTTCAGCAAGGCCAAGGGCGGAACGCCGGTGGCGAAAAACATCCGTGGCCTGGCTTGGGTTGGCTTGCGCTGGGCCGCGCTGACAAAGCCACGCGTCCTCATGTTGGAAAACGTGGGCGAATTCACGACGTGGGGGCCGCTGATCGTCAGGCCGGACGGAAAGGCGTATCCTGATCCCGCCAAGAAGGGGAGGACGTTCGACAGCTTCGTGCGCCAGCTGCGCGGCCATGGCTACGAGGTCGACTACAAGGAGCAGCGTGCCTGCGACGACGGCGCGCCTACCATCCGCAAGCGCCTATTCCTGGTGGCCCGCCGGGACGCGCGCCCGATCTACTTCTCCGGCTTCTCGCATGGCGCGCCAAACAGCCCGGCCGTGATCGCCGGAAAGCAGCAGCCTTGGCGCACCGCCGCCGAATGCATCGACTTCAGCCTACCTTCGCGCAGCATTTTCGATCGTCCCAAGAGCCTGGCCGTCAATACGCAGCGCCGCGTTGCAAAGGGGCTCTGGCGCCACGTTCTGACCAGCGCCGCGCCGTTCATTGTCGGCGCCGGCGGCCCGGCCTACTCCGGCAAGCCCGTTCCCCTCGAGCAGCCATTGGGTACGCTGACGACGGAGAACCACCGCGCGCTTGTGGAGCCAGTACTCGCGCCATTTATTGGCGAACACGCCAATTCCAGCAACCTCGGCAGCATGCCCGCTGACAAACCATTGCACACGATCTGCGCACAGGTCAAGGGCGGACACTTCTCCGTGGTCGCGCCGATGCTGACACCGATGCGCGGCACCAGTACCGCCCATATGGGCGGGCACGATATCCTGGCGCCGCTGTCGACGGTATCCGCCGGTGGCACGCACCATGCGATGGTCTGCGCGAACCTGATCACGCTGGGCTACGGCGAGCGCCTTGGCCAGGATGCCCGCGTGCAGTCGATCGAGCAACCGCTGAACACGATCGTCGCTGGCGGCATCAAGCAGGCCGTCGTCACCGCGTTCATGGAGCAAGCCAACGGTGGATTCTTCGCGGGTGACGGCCGCGCGATCGATGCGCCGTTCTCGACGATCACCGCCTCCGGCAGCAACCAGCAGTTGGTGATGGCCTACTGTGTCAAGTACTACAGCAACGGCGGGCAGTGGCAGGGCCTGCACGACCCCATGCATACGCTTCCCACCAAGGCGCGTATGGGCCTGGTGGAGACGGTCCAGGTGCCGGTGGATTACCTTGCGCCAGAGCATCGCGCTCGCGCGCGTCAATGCGCCGAGCTACTCCATACCTACATGCCGGAGCACTTCCCAGAACATGCTGAGATGGTGATTTTCGGCGGCTACGTGCTGGTCGACATTCTGCTGCGCATGCTCAAGGCCCGGGAATTGTTCCGGGCCAATGGATTCCCCGAGAGCTACATCATCCACGAGATCCCGGACCCGGCATTGCTATTCAAGGATGGCAAGCAGGTCGCGGACCCGCTCACGGTCCCACGCATCGCGCTGTCCACGACCGCGCAGGTGCGGATGTGCGGCAACAGCGTCTCGCCATATCAGGCGAAGGCATTGGCACTGGTGAATTTTACGCACGAACAAGAAATCAAGAGGGTGGCATAAATGCGCGGATATTCGAAAGTCGGCCCGAAGTTCTGGATCGGCGAGACAGGCAAGAAACTCCGCGCCGCCGGCGCGGATGCTCAGTTGGTGGCGGTCTATCTGCTGACATCGCCGCACGCGAACATGCTCGGCCTGTATTACATACCCAAATCCTTCATCGCTCACGAAACAGGAATGGGCTTCGAAGGGGCTTCGAAGGGGCTTCAAAGGGCCATCGAAGCGGGTTTTTGCGAGTATGACGAGGCAACAGAGATGGTGTGGGTGATTGAAATGGCAACGTACCAAGTCGCCGACGAGTTGAAGGCCAAGGATTTACGCGTCAAAGGGGTGCAAATCGAGTACGACTCGCTGCCCGCAAACCCTTATCTGGCGCGGTTCTTCGAGAAATATGGGCAACAATTTTGCATGTCGTCGAAGCGCGGTGAATTGGTTGAAAAGAGAAGCCCCTTCGAAGCCCCTTCGAAGCCCCTTCGAAGCCAAGAGCAAGAGCAGGAGCAGGAACAGCAGCAAGAGCAGGAGCAGGAACAGCAGCAAGAGCAGCAGGCCGCCGCGCGCTCGACCAACGCCACCGATCTCAGCATCGTGATGCGCAAAGCCGGCGTCAACACGCAGCCTGCCGACCCCCGTCTGCTTGCCTTGGCCGCCCAGGGCGTTGAACCGGAGACGGCGGTGGCGGCGTGCGAGGAGGCGAAACGCGCCAAGCCGAACGAGCGCATCGGTGCCGGCTACGTGTTCGCGATCCTGGAGCGCTGGGCCGCTGACGCTGCTGCGCTCCAGGTGTCCGGCGCTAAGCAGCCACCGACGCGCGCCTCACCCGGCTTCCAAAACGCCGCCGAGCAAAGCCGCAACATCGCCGACCGCCTGACCCGGAGAACCCAGAATGCAAAACTTGACGGCAACATCATCGACATCAACGCTCGACCAGCAGCGACCGCTGCCTGAGAGCTGGGTCGAGAAACTGTTCGAAAAAATGTTGTTCGACTACGGCAAGAAGTTCACGGACCAGTGGGGCGCCGCCGACTCCGATGGCCTGATCGCGTACTGGTCCGCCTCGCTGGCGGGATTCACTGGCGCGGAGCTTGATCGCGGCGTCAAGGCCATGGAGGCGCTGGACTGGCCGCCAACGCTGCCGCAGTTCAAAAAACTGTGCCGTCCGCCGATGGACCCGATGGTGGCCTTCTTCGAAGCCCAGGCCGGCATGCTGGCGCGTGCCGCCGGTCGCATGGGCGAGTGGTCGCACCGCGCCGTGTTCTGGGCCGCGATGCAGCTGGGGACGGCGGTGACCGAACAGCAATACGCCACAATCCGCCCGCGCTGGGAAAAGGCCCTGGGGGACGCGCTGGCCCTCGGTAGCTGGGGTGATATTCCCCAGCCCGCGATCGCCTTGCCAGCACCCGGCAGAACGCGCCTAGCGATGTCTGTCGCCAAGGAACGCCTTAGCGATCTACAGGCGTCTGGCATTTTGAAGACCGCACCCGATCCGACGCGCCGCCTGGAGTGGGCGCATCGGATCGTCGAGCGCGAGGCGGCCGGTGACAGGCAGGTCGAACTGCATACGCTGAAGGTGGCCATGGCCGCCCTGGAGCGCGGGTGAGCGCTGAGGTCTTCAAGGTCGGCGCCGTCTGGCACTACCGGTTCCAGGTGAAGCCATTCGCCCGCGTACAGCGCAGCACCCGCCTGCGCGATCGCAGCGCCGCCGGCCAGGTGGCGGCGAAGGCCTACGCAGCGGCGGTCGCCCGCGCCAATGGCGGCGACCCGGTGCCGACGCTGCAGCAGCTGCTGGCCGACTGGCTGGTGGTGCGCGGCCAGCACTCCAGCGCGCACCACATCCGCAGCGTCGAGACGTTCGGCCGCCTGCACACCTACGGCATGGACGAGCTGCTGATCAGCCAGCTCAACACCGACACCGTCGAGCGCGCCCGCAGCAAGCACCTGACCACTCACAGCCACGCCTCCGCCAACCACTGGCTGCGCGTGCTCAAGCTGCTGGTGCGCTGGGCGGTGCGGCGCGAGATCCTGCCGCGCCTGCCCTGGTCGGTCACGATGCTGCCGGTGCAAAAGCGGGTGCGCGCCATCCTGCCGTTGTCCGCCGCCATGGCGTGGTTCGCTGCCGTAGATCGGGCCTCGACCCGCGCGCCCAACATTGGCGTCGCTGTGCGCCTGATGCTGTGGCTGGGCCTGCGCGAGTCGGAGGCGATCACGGCGCGCTGGGAATGGATCGACTGGGAGCGCCGCACCTACACCCCCGGCAAGACCAAGGGCAAGGAAGCCGATGGGCTCCGGATGATGCCGTGGCTGATCGATTACCTCACGCCTCTGCGCCAGCCGGAGGGGCTGATCGTTTGCCGTCCAGACGGGAGTCCCTACGGCGCCGGCCTGGCACGCGCTGCGATCCGGCTGGCCAATGCGACGTGCGCGACCAAGGGGATCACGCCGCACCGCCTGCGCGGCACCATCGCCACCGTGATGAGCGAGAACGGCGCGCCGATCCAAAGCATCCAGGCCTACCTGCGCCACAAGGACGTGCGTACGACTATGGCCTACCTCGAAAAAAACACCGACCTGATCGACACCGCACAAGCAAAAATAGCCGAAAAAGCGGGTTTAACATGGCGAGAAAGTGGCGAAGACCTTGAAAGCGCGCCTTATGTAGCCTGAATGTGCAGATTATTGAGGATCATCAGAAACAACCCAGCCCGACGCCACCAAAAAGCCGGGCGGAACAACCGCAAGACCGTCAAAACTAGGGGAACACCATGCTGCTGCGAGTGAAAAAACAAGACGTACAGGCCGATTCGTGGGTGCGCCCGGAGCCGCTCGACTACTGCCTGGCCGTCTGGAAAGACTGGATGGCCAGCACCGGACAGCGCAACCTCGGCGCCCGCATCATGGGCGGCCTGGTCGGCGAGACTGACGGCCACGGCCAAGACCTGCACGAGGCCCAGCATAGCCAAGATATGCAGATCGCCGCCGCTACCGACGCGATGATCGACAGCCTGGACCGAATCCATGTATGGGCTATTTACGCCAGCTGCCGTATCGCTACCGCCTGGCGCTTCCCCAACGCTGACTTGGTGACGACCGCTGCCGACGCGCGCGCCGAGCTGGTGATTAAGCTGAAAAAAAATGAGTGCACACGGAATCTTTTCTGATATAGTGCACGCACACGGGGATTCGCTCGCCCGGAGAAAAGTAAGCCCACCACCGCAAGGTCGTGGGCTTTTTGCATTGGCGCACTGATTGCGAGGCTGCCATGACCGACACGACGCACCCTTCTAAGGAAACCGTCCGCGAGTACATGGAGCGCCGCACGCATGCGCCACTCTGCCCACCGCCAACACCAGACGAGATTCGCCGGCAGCTTGGTTGGCATCTGCTGCCAGCGGCACGCCAGCCGGACCAGGTCGAGCGCGATTGATTACGCACGAGGAACACATGCTCCAGCATCACTACCGCGATCTGATTCAGCGCGCTGTGCTGGCTAAAGATGATGTCCAGTTGGACCTGATCGCTACGGTCTTGGCTGACTACCAGCGCGCTCGCGAGATCCTCCGCGCTAAGGGTTACGGCGCTACCGGCATGACGGCCAGCGCCACAGTGGCGCAAGTTCCCGACCTCATCACTACCTGAAGGAAGACACCATGTTCGGACTGCTGAAATCTGTTGTTGGCCTCGCCGCCGACGTTGCGCAGGTCGTGGTCGCGCCAGTCGAGATCGTTGCCGACCTGGCCAGCGCCGCCGTCAAGCCCGTCGCCGAAGCGGCAAAGTCGCTGGTCGCCGACGTCAAGAGCCTGAAGGACTGATCATGCGCATATCGTCCGACAGCAGTAGTCCCGACTATCGCTCGGACTACATGGGCGCCGCTGTGTATTTGAATGGACAGCTGCTTGATCAAGTCATGGTTGCTGATGATGTTGCTGGCGAGGTGGTCGTCGCACGTAAGAATGCGTTCGGTGAAGTTTATGTGGGCCGCGATGGCCTTATCGCTACTGAGGTGCGTAAGGGCACGGTGCAGATCGTGCAGTCCGGGTCATGGCCGTGTGCGAAGCAGATCGGCTTCGACGCATGGATGCGGATCCATACCGATGCGGCCCACGCGGCGTACATGACGCGGGTTGCCGCTCTGCCGCGCTGAAGCATGCCGCGCCTCCAGACCCTGAAGACACGCATCGGGTCAGCGCCGGCCCGACTGGCAACGATGCAGCCCGGTAGCTGGCGCACGGACAAGACAAGCAGCACCGCGCGCGGTTACGGCTACAAGTGGCAGCAAGCCCGCGCAGGCTACCTGGTCCTGCATCCGTTCTGCGCGTACTGCTTGCGCGAGGTGGGCATCAGCTACAACCAGGAGGCCGTGACCATCGGCCTGCAGTGCATCAAGGCAGGCATCGGCCTACCGCCCGCCAGCGTGGTCGACCACGTCATCCCGCATCGCGGCGACATGAAGCTGTTCTGGGACTCGACCAACTGGCAGTCGCTGTGCTCGACGCACCACAGCCGAGACAAGCAGCGTGAGGAGGCGATGGGCAGCACGTTAGATGGTGCAGGGTTGGTGCGCGAGGTCCGAGAGCTCCGCTGATCGGGCGGAACGAGTAGAAAAGTTATGGAGGCTAACCCTCTGTCCTGCTCGATTTTTCGACCGACTGAATCCGAAAATGGTATCGAAAAGCAACATTGCACATGTGCATCAATGAGTGATGTTGAAATGAAACATTGCAATGATGCAAGGGGAGGGGGTGGTCGAAAGTCTGGCCGCCCCCTCCGTCTAGACCGCATGGTACCACACGCGCAGATTATTTCCCCGGTAGGAGATCGAGTTAATGGATTTAACAGGCAAGTACAGGGCCTTTGCCGACGCCCGCCTTGCTGGGAAATCCAACAAGGAGGCGGCGATAGCGGCCGGCTATAGCGTGGCGACGGCTGGCCCGGCCGGATCGCGGCTGGCGAAGAATCCGGCCATCGCCGCCTTCATCGCGAAGTACCAGAAGCCGGGCGCCGAAGCGCCGCCACCGCCTGCCGCACCGCCGGCCACCCCGTCGTTCGACGTCCAGGCCGCGATCATGCACTCGGACCCGAAGAATTTTCTGTTGGTGGCGATGAATGATCCGGCGGCGCCTGCGAAACTGCGAGTCGAGGCGGCCAAGGCGCTGATGCCGTTCATGCACAAGAAGCCCGGCGAGGCTGGCAAGAAGGAGCAGCGTGACACGGAAGCGAAGAAGGTCGCGGGCCGGTTCTCGCCGGCGGCGCCGCCGCAGCTCAAAGCAGTGAAGTAAGGGTGCCGCAATGGAATGGTCAACAGCCTGTGTCGACTGGGCCGACAGGCTGAAGGCTCGCAAGTCGATCATCCCACCGCCGATCTTCCCGGCGCAGGCGGCGCAGGCCCTGGCGGTTTTCAAGGAACTGCGCGTGGTGGATCTGCCCGGAAAGCCGACGTTCGGCGAGTGCAGCGAGCAATGGGTGTTCGACTTTGTGGCCGCAATTTTCGGCGCCTACGAGTCGGAGACAGGGCAGCAGTTGATTCGCGAGTACTACCTGCTGATCAGCAAGAAAAACACGAAATCCACGATCGCCGCCGGCATCATGCTGACCGCGTTGATCCTGTGCTGGCGCGAGGAAGAGGAACACCTCATCCTCGCGCCGACGAAGGAAGTCGCCGACAACAGCTTCAAGCCCGCCGCCGGCATGATCCGAGCCGACGACGAACTGTCGGCGCTGTTCCACATCCAGGAGCACGTCCGCACTATCACGCACCGCGTCAACCGCGCCTCGTTGAAGGTGGTGGCCGCCGACACGGACACGGTCTCGGGCAAGAAATCGGGCAGGATCCTGATCGACGAACACTGGCTGTTCGGCAAGCGCGCCAACGCGGACGCGATGTTTATGGAGGCCACCGGCGGCCAGGTTTCGCGCGAGGAAGGCTGGGTCATCTACCTGACAACGCAGAGCCAGGAGCCGCCAGCCGGCGTCTTCAAGGAAAAGCTGCAGTATTACCGGGACGTACGGGACGGGAAGGTCGTCGACCGCAAGTCGCTGGGCGTGATCTACGAATTCCCGGACGCGATGATCAAGTCGAAGGGCTATCTGGACCCGGCCAACTTCTACATCACGAATCCGAACATCGGCCGCTCAGTCAGCGCGGTGTGGCTTGAGGACCAGCTGCGCAAGCAGCAGCACAAGACGGACGGATCGCTGCAGACCTTCCTGGCGAAGCACCTGAACGTGGAAATCGGCCTGAACCTTCGGACCGACCGCTGGCCGGGCGCTGACTTCTGGGAAGCGCAGGGCATCGAGATGCTGACGCTGGACGAGCTGCTGCGCCGGAGCGAGGTCGCGGTGGTCGGCATCGACGGCGGCGGCCTGGACGACCTGCTAGGCCTGGCGGTGATTGGGCGCGAGCGCAAGACGCGGCGCTGGCTTCTCTGGATCCACGCCTGGGCGCACAAGATCGTGCTGGAGCGCCGGATGGAGATCGCTCCGGCGCTGTTGGACTTCGCTGCCGACGGCGATCTGACCATCGTGGATCAGCCCGGACAGGACGTCATCGAGGTGGCGGACATCATCTGCCGCGTGCGCGACGCACGGCGACTTCCGGACGAGAAGTCGATCGGCGTCGATCCGGCCGGCATCGGCGACGTCGTCGACGAGCTGACCGACCCCGACGTCTCGCGTGGCTTCACGATGGAGCAGATCATCGGCATTTCGCAGGGGTGGCGGCTGAGCGGCGCGATCAAGACGACCGAGCGCAAGATCGCCGGCAAGGAAATGGTGCACAGCGGTTCCCGGCTGATGGCCTGGTGTGTCGGCAACGCGAAGGTGGTCCCGTCTGGCAACGCGACGCTGATCACCAAGCAGATATCCGGGACCGCGAAGATCGACCCATTGATGGCCGTGTTCAACGCGGTGTCGTTGATGTCGCTGAACCCCGAAAGTAACGCAATCGACCAAGGCTTCGTTTCCCTCTGATGATCAACCCACTGAAAAAGCTGGCGGCCATGTTCGGCGCCGGACCCGTCACGTCCATCGAGAACAGCGTGACCGTGGTGACGTCTAATGATCCGCAGATCATCGCAACGTTGGGCGGCACCAGCTCCTCGTCCGGATTCACCGTCACGCCAGACAGCGCGATGCGTGTCTCGGCCGTATATGCATCGGTGCGCCTTCTTTCCGGCGCGCTCGCCTCGATCCCGGTGGCGCTGTACCGCGAGAAGGACGGTGTACGCGAAGCCATCAGCCCCGAGCTGTGGTGGTTGCTGAACGAAGAGCCGGCGCCCAGCTGGACGGCGGCGTCGATGTGGGAATGGATCATGTTGTCCATCTGCCTACGCGGCGACGGCTACGTAGAAATCCGCCGCAGCGGCCCGGCCGTGAAGACGCTGCGACCGTTACACCCGGATCGCGTGTCCGCGCGCAAGATTGGCGACTACCTGCTCTACACCGTATGCGATGACGATGGCGGCATCCGGCCGGTCCACCAGGACGACATGCTGCATTTCGCCGGTTTCGGTTTTAACGGCATCCGCAGTATGTCGGTGATCCAATGGGCGGCTTTCCAGTCCGTGGGTGTCGCGCTCGCGGCCGACACGTTCGCCGGCAGCTTCTTCGCCAATGGCGCGGCGCCCAAGCATGTGATCAAGACCAATGGCCGCATGGATGAGGAGCAGGTCGAGCTGCTGCGCGGCGAGTACAAGAAGAAGTATGCGGGAGCGAACAACGCCGGCACGCCCATGGTACTCACGCAGGGGCTCGACCTCAAGGAAATGAGCATGACGGCAGACGATGCCCAGCTGCTGGAGACGCGCAAGTGGCAGGTGATCGATATCGCCCGCGCCTTCGGCGTGCCGCCGCACCTCATCGGCGCCCAGGAGACGACCAGCTCCTGGGGAACCGGCGTCGAACAGACGACCCTCGGTTTCATCAAGTTCTCGCTGCAACCGCACATCATGCGCATCCGGCAGGAGTTGAACCGCAAGCTGTTCCGCCGCGCGTCGCCATTCGTCGAGCACAAGATGGAGGCCTTGCTGTCCGGTGACTTGAAGGCCGAGGGCGAGTATATGCGCCAGTCGGTGGGCGGCTCGCAGGGGCCTGGCTGGATGACCATCAACGAGATCCGCAAGATCAAGAATTTGCCGCCGATTGAGGGCGGCGATGTGCTGTATCGGCCAGAAAAGCTGGCGCCACCAGCCAAATCTCCCAACAAGGACACCAATGAAGAAAATAGCCCAACTGCTGCGTAATGGCGCAGGCGCCACGCCGGTGAAGATCGTCGCCGAGGGCGAGCCAGAGGTGCTGTACCTGTACGACATCATCGACCCATACTGGGGCGTCGGCGCGGCCCAGTTCAACAAGGCGCTGGCCGGTATGAGCGGGAAGAAGGTGACGCTGCGCGTCAATTCGCCCGGCGGCGACGTGTTCGACGGCCGCGCGATGGCTGCCGCCATCGCCCAGCACGGCGACGTGCACGCCGTCATTGAAGGCCTAGCCGCCAGCGCCGCCACTTACGTGACTGCGGCCTGCGCATCGGTATCGATCGCCGCCGGCAGCTTCTACATGATCCACAACGCCTGGACCATGGCCTACGGGAACAAGGACGACTTGGTGAAGACGGCGGAGCTGTTGGGGAAAATCGATGACTCCATCATCGACGATTACGCCAAGAAAACTGGCAAGGCTCGCGACGAACTCATCGCCTGGATGAACGCGGAGACCTGGTTCACCGCCGACGAAGCCGTGGCCAACGGCTTCGCCGACAAGATCAGCGACTCGGCCAAGGTCGAAAACAAATGGGACCTGAGCGCGTACAACAACGCACCGAAACCACCGCCGCGCGACGACGCCGCGGACTGGGAAGCTGTCCGCCAGCGCAACGCCAATCGCCTGCGCCTCCACGAAATCGGATAACGCACTCGCGCAATCCACCTCCAGCCGCCCCGAGCGGCTTTTTTTACGCCCGTAGAAAGGGAAACGCAATGAAATCGATTCAAGCACTGCGCGAGGAACGTCAGCAACTCGCCAAGGAAGCCCGTAACCAGATGGAACAGAAGGGCGACCGCGTCTGGACCAAGGACGATCAAACTACTTTTGACGCCCGCGCCGACAAGATCGATGCGCTGGAAAACGAGATCGCCGCCGTCGAAAAACTGATGAAGTTCGAGATGGAAAACAACGCCACTGACGTCGAAGAATTCCGTCGCAAGCCGGAAAACAAGGCCGAATCCAAGGGCCGCGCGCTGTTTGCAAAGCTGCTGCGTAATGGCCCGAGTGGCATGACCCATGAAGAGCTGGTGTCCATTCGCAACACCATGTCGACCACCACGCCATCGCAGGGTGGCTATACCGTGCAGACTGATGTGGCAAAGGAGCTGATCGACGCCCTGAAGGCCTACGGCGGCATGCGTGCAGTGTCCAGCAGCATCACCATGTCCCAGGGCAATCCGCTGGGCTATCCGACTTCGGACGGTACAAGCGAGACCGGCGAATGGGTTGCCGAAAATACCCAGGCAGCGTCCGCCGACGTATCCTTTAGCACGGTGGCCCTGAACACCTTCAAGGCGAGCTCGAAGATCATCACCATCCCGATCGAGCTGCTGATGGACAGCAGCATCGACATCATCGCCATGGTGAACAAGCGCATCCGTGACCGTATCGGCCGCACCATGAACGCTGGCTTCACCACCGGCAGCGGCACCGGCCAACCGAATGGTTTCGTTACGGCTGCGAGCGTCGGCAAGACCGGCGCCACCGGCCAGACCGTGACGGTTCTGTTCGAGGACCTGGTCGACCTGCAGGAATCGATCGATCAGGCGTACCAGGATGCCGGCACCTGCCGTTTCATGATGCACCAGCAAACGCGCAAGGTTGTCCGCAAGCTCAAGGACTCCGCGAACCGGCCGATCTGGGCCGAATCCTACGAGGCAGGCATCAAGACGGGCATCCCCGCCCAGCTGCTGGGCTGGGATGTGGCCATCAACAACGATATGGCCGTGCCGGCCGCCAACGCCAAGACCATCGGCGGCGGTGACTTCTCGAAATACATGATCCGCGACGTCCTGGACATCACCATGTTCCGGTTCGAGGACAGCGCCTTCGCCAGCAAAGGGCAGGTCGGCTTCCTGGCCTGGTCTCGCGCTGGCGGCAACCTGCTGGATACCAACGGCGTGAAGCTGTACCAGCACTCCGCGACCTAATCCGATCAATCCCCAGCGGCGGGCCGGTCCCGCCGCACCCCATTGGAGCGAACACCATGGCAAAGAACCCACAAAAAGACGGCGACATCAAGGCCCGCGTACTGGTCGACTGCGACCTGGGCAAGTGCAACGACGTCGTGCTGATCTCGGCGGCGCAGATCG